ACCATGGCAGACCGGACTTTTCCCACGCTACACGATCAGCCGGTGATGGAGCGGGATTGGTCTTGGGATGACTGTGGACAACAGCGACGACCTCACCCTTATCCTCTACTTCGTTCCAGCCATCAAGAACAAAGTGCTCATCAGGGGTTTCAGCGATATTCCGGCACGGGAAGTAACGCCGACGCCCTTTGACAACAGCAACCAGACCACAGCTTTCACGAGGAAACTCGTCCTTTGCTTGCTGAAGAATCTCAGCCTGCATCGTCGCTGTCAGCTTCATCATTGAGTCAGTCCAGCTCCAGGGAACGATCCAAACGGCAACTGTGCAGTATTGCCAAACCGCAGCTTGCAGCTGGCAACTCGCTTGCCGCAGACATCTTCGGACAACGAAGGAACGCTGTTTCCATTCACGTCAAAGTAATTGCTGCCCGTATAGCTGCATTCCGAGCTGCGATACACCCACTGACAGACGTTGGCCACGATTTGACGCTTTGGCAGCTTTTGACCCGCAAGGTCAAACTTACTGGCCAGCTCAAACGTCACACTGTCCCGTGACTCATTAGCTTTCCGATCCACATACCAGCGCTCATCAGGGAACTTAGCGTTTGGATCCGCAGTCGCCTCGCCGTCCAAAAACTTCTTCAGCGTTCGGATCCGGCGAACTTCCGCTCCACCAAGATCATTGCCTGCAGTGGTTGCGTTGACCAGCAGCAAAAGCGTGGTCATTGTGCCGTCAAGATTGCTGATCGTCAGTGTGGGACGAGGCAACGTACCAGTGTTCGTAAACTCGAAGCCGTCTGCTTTGACTGGGATACGGGTGTAGGTGTTGCCGTTAAAAACAACGTTGCCGTCTATAGCTGCATTTGCACCAGCATGAAAGCGGTAAACGTCCGTGCTGCCGTGGAGTGTATTGTCCAGATGCAGTTCAAACAGCTCGATAATTGCACTGGGATTGAGCTTCGCCAGCTCCTCATACGCAGAAGCAATCGCCGTCCAGACACAAGTGTTGTCGGTGATCGTGCTGCCAATATCTGTTGGCCAGCTGGGTTCAGACGAAGCTGACGTTCCAGCAGTCGTACACCGGAAAAACAGACCGGATGCTTGATCTGTTGTGGCGCGTCGGATGTCGCCAACAGAAAATGCGGTACTAGCGGCCCAAGCTGCTACTGCCATTACGGTTCAAAGACTTGGCGGAACGTTGCCTGAATTGTGGCGCGATTCAAGTAGGGAATCGACTTGCTCCACTGTTCACAGACAAACTTGGAACTGCTGCCCTCGCCAGGTGGTGTGAAGTCAAAGCTGGCATAGTCCGCAGCTCGTGCATCCAAAAACGTTTCAATCGTGTCGGCATCAGTCTCTGATACCTCAAACGTCAGGTTAAAAACCTTGGGATTCTGGTTTATGCCATACGTCAGCCTGGCCTCGTAGCCGTCGCCAAACTGCACCTTGCGAACGTTTGGTGCGCTGCGCTTTTGCAGCCCATACGTTGGTGTAATTGAAGGAAAGGTGGCCATTAGCGTGATCGTGCGAGAAGACCGCCAGGACGTTTCTGCTTCACCAGTTCTTGCTGCACAGCAATACCGATTGCCTTGCCAAGTTGCTGGGCTTGATCAGCGTCACCTTCGACAGACGAACCAGAAGCATCCACGTTCACCACAATGTTAGACCCGCCCATTGCGTTGTTTGGAACGATATTGCCTTGCGCTCCAGGGACAAACAACTCAGGGCCACGTTCGCCAACCATGTAGGCGTTACCAGGGGTTGTTCGTCCACCATCAGCCCTGTAACCACCAAAATTAAGCCCGCCAAGGCTGTTGACAGTATTTGGATTAACAGCAGTGATGTCAATCGTTTGGCCGCCTGACATTGAAGGCAGTCCAGCGAACGTGCGAGCAATGCCAATCGCGATATACGTTGCAATCATCTGCTTGGCTGCATCAACCAGCATTGACCCAATACTGCGGAGGAAGTCTGCAAACGCCTGCTCTGCAGTCTTCGTGCCTTCGACAACCGCAATCAAGCTGTCGAACAGCGAGTCCGTCACTGGAACGGTAAGAGCCATCGCTTCCGCAAAACGAACTTGAGCTAAAGCAGCTTCATCTCGTGCAGGCGTAAGTTCTTGATGGAGCTTTAACTCCCTTTCAAGAACAACGCCTTTCCTGACAAGCGCGTCAAGTTCAGCCCTGGTAAGATCTCCGCCTTTTTCTATATTGAGATTATTTTCTGCTATTTGTTCGTTTAAAATTCGCAGAGTTTCTGTATACCTAAGAGCTTGCTCATTTTGCAATTCAGAACTCTTGCCAAAGAAGGGGTCCATCAAGAACCCTTCCCTGGCAAACGGACTTGTGGATCGCACCTGCCTGTCAGTTGCAATCCTTTGCTGCATTTCATTCAGCTGAATTCCTTGCAAGAACTGCCTGATTCCAAGTTCAGCCGATGCTTGTTGCTGACGCGCCAAAATTTCTGCGTTCTGCTTTGACGCCTTGGCTTCATCTAAAGCGGCCTTGGCAATATCACGTTTAAGAATTAGTCGAGCTTTTTCTGATTCGTTTTCTTCGGCAAGAACGTTTAGGCGTGCTTTGTCAAACGCAAGCTGAGCACGATTAACGCCAAGATCAGCCTGCTCAACAGCAAATTGACCTCTAATTAGTCCCAGACGGTTTTTCTCGATGTTAGTTTGCTGATCAGCAATATCTCTTGTTTGCTGACGAATGTTGCCTATAATGGTTTGTATTTGAAGCTCTCGAAGACTAATTTTGGGTTTTGTTTTTTCGTTTTCCTCTTGAAGCCTTTTTAAAGTAGCCTGTGGAGTCTCAGTAAACGGACCTTTTTTGCCCAAAAGATCCTCAGTAGCATCGCTTCGAGTCAAAAACGACAGACCAGCCCTTCCTGCACGAGCAACAAAACCTTGATCTGTTCTAAATGCAGTAATAAATTTGGTCAGCAAAGTTATTGTATTTGTTATGCCTGGAGCCCCAAATGCTGCGCCAGCAAGCTGCAATTCTTTAAACGCATTGCTTAAGTTGTCAGTGCTTTCTTTTATTTTTTTGACATCTTGAGCGCCTAGCGCTCCAATTTGATCATTTAGCTTTTGAACTGCAAGCGCTCCAGCGACAGAATCAAGGCCAAGATCTTGAAGTTCTCCGATAAGCCCTTTTGTCCTTGTCCCAGCCAAAGGCAAAAGGTCAACAAGTTGTTGAATGTTCTTGGTTGGGTTTTCAAGAGCTTTTCCAAGATCAAGAGCTGCTTTAACAAAGCTGTCAAATACTTGACCAACTACTGAGCCTGCAATGCCTCCAGCAAAGCCAGCTCTACCTGTTGGACCGATGCCACCGCCAATGCCACCACCGACTAAACCACCAACAGCAGAAAAACTTGGCCCTCCAAAAAGAAGCGGAAAACCACCACCAAGAAGTGCACCCTGGAGAATGTTGCCAGCCCTTTGCCTTCCAGTAATTTTCTTACTAGCTGCTCCCTCTTCTTCTGCACCTTTTTTCTTTTTCTTGTTTTGATTGATAATTCTTTCATTTTGCCTAATTTGATCTTTAAGCTCTTCGGTCATTTGCTCAGCAGCATCAACCTGTCGCTCATCAAGAGCAAGATTGATTCTTGCAATCTGACTATCAAACTGACTAATCTTGACATTCTCGGAAGCAAGTCTGTTGATCCGACCCACTATTTTTTCTTGCTCTTCACGAAGCCTGTTGGCTTTTGTAATTTGAGCTGACTCAAAGCGAACTTGTTGAGCAACAGCTTCAGGGCTGCCTAACTGAGTAGCAGGGCCGATTGCTACGCCAGCCTCTCGACGAGCTTGTGTTATCAGTTTATTCTGAACAGCCGTTAATCCTTCAGCTTTAGCTTCAGCTTGCGCCAAAGCATTTGCATAATTTTTAGCCTCAGCTGCATTTTTATTAAAATTTATATTATCTAATGCTACGCTAAATGCTCTTGCCTGGCCAGTAACTCCTGCAAGCGTCGAAGAAAACAAACCTGTTGTTTTGTTTCCCTTCTGCATTGCATTCGTAACACCTCTCGCAAAATCATCTAACTCAAGCTTGGCTTTTCTTATTTCATCAGCTAACGCCCCTTTTCTTCCAGTTCCAAAATCTAAGGGCTTTAGATCCTTTACAAGATTGCGGATCTGACCAATAGTTCGTAGTGTCGAATCAAGCTGAGCTTGACCCTTGACGCTGGTGACTATATTTAGGCTGTAGTCCATAGCCGCGTCAGGCTCGACACTTCACCTAATCCTACCGCCTGCTCATTGTTTGCGCCCTACTGCCAGTCTTGGCGCTCTGGATCGCTTTTTCTTCCTGCTCGTTCTTTAGCTCGAAGAACGCCGCCCAACCGACTAGCTCCTCTTGCGTCAAATTCTGCGAAAGCTGAGCAACCGTCATGCCCAGCTCCTTTGCTAACGCGTAGATAAAAAACCAGTCGCCATTAGCTTTTGAGGTCTGCCTTCGCTTCCTCCACCTTGCTTTCCGCTCCAGAAGACAGCATGGCAAGCTGAATCTCCTGAAGCACGGCTGCTTCAACGGAGTTCTTCAGCACAGCTTTTTCGCCATCCTGGAAAAGACGCTTGCCATCAGCATCCAACGCCTTGCGGATCATCATGCCAAGGGCAAAATCACCAGCATCATCAGAATCAGCACTCTTCTGAATCGACTCACGTTCGGCAATCGTCAAAGGATGCCAGTAGATCTCCAGCACCACCTCACCGTTTTGCTCAACTTGATGCTTATAGAGCTGACTGACACCAAACTTGTTGCGAAGAAGCTCTGCGGCTCGCATTGAGGACTTACCTGCTTTCAATAGAATACTACGCCGTAGCCGTAAATTGACAAGAAATTACGCCAACAAAATGCGATCTGTCTTCGATGTCCAACGGTGTAGGGCCAACAATATCTAAAACCCTAGGCTTGCTGCTAAACGTGTCGGTGTAGCCAGGAGCGTTTACTGAAGTCAATCCATCAATAACTGACTCGCTAATCGCTGAAAGCACTGACGTACCAGCAGATTTGGGTACATAGATGTTGCACTGAATCGTTCCAGCGTAATAGTCCTGTGCTGCGCCTTGATTCTGGAGCGTGGACTGACCAAAGTTGACCGTCATCAAAATGTATTTTTTGGTCTTGCCTGGCGTCGTAAAAGCAACGTTGTCGTATTTCATCAACACTGTGGCATCTGCTGCTGCTACAGCATCGGTCACGGCCTTCTCAAAAGCTGCTCTGGCGTTGACTAAGGTCATGACTACAGCTCGGTATAACCAGTGTAAATCTCGCCAGCTCGCGTGCCAAACGTTCCAATGCCTTGGCGGGCTCCGACAGAAATGCGTGGAGCACGAGGCTTAAACGCTTCTCCAAAAAGTTTTGCCATTTCTGGCCCCTGCACAAACTGCTGAACCTTACCGCTCTCTAGTGCGTAGACAGCGTATTTAGCTGTGTTTCCGATATAAACACGTCGCTTGTAGTTAAAAGCCTTATCAGGCGGATAAAACCTAGGATCAATTTTGTACTCACTACTTCCTTTGCTGTTTCTGCCCCCCTTGCTAGTCCACTTAGCCTTGCTAATGCTGAGCCAGGGCTCTTCTAGCTCGTCATTAGCCTTGATTGGCGACGTGTCGGCCTTCCAGCTTGAAGCAAAAAAGCCCGTATAAACAGGACTGCGTTTTTTAGTCGCCAAACGACGCATTATCGTCAAAATTAAACGGTTAAAACTCTCCTGCATATATGCCTCTAAATCAGGCCCAACCAAATCAAGAGATCTAGCTGCAGCCATTAGAACCTCACCAGCAAGATATACAGATACTCTTGACCGCCGCGAAACGTTTCAATATCGGTGATCTGAGCGACACGATTTGAGCCAGCAAAATTCAGCGTTACCGTATCTTCAAACGTAGGTTGATTGTCTCCGATTTGATCGGGCGACACATAGACACGAGCTTTACGCTCTTCACGCCCTTCTTCCTCCTCTGATCGAATAAACTCGACTGGCACTTGAATCGAATAAGTCGTATCAGTCGTTGTCAGCGCTCCAGTGCTCGTGTTGTAGGTGGGAGACGCCTTACGGGTGTACGTGATCGTGTGATCAAACGACTTGCCTAGATCAGCAACGACCTGCTTGGCAACGTTCTTAAAAAGGCTGTCGAGCGCTCCTGCCATCTCAACCCCTCACAACGCGGATAGAATACGAGCCACTGCCGCCCAGACAATAAGCGCCGAGATAAGACTGAAGCCAAGGATAAACGTCGAATACGTTATTAACAGTTCCAACAGCCTGGCTAGAAGTGTTGTACTTGACCTCCATCTCCCCGAGCTTGACGGATTCGTATAGCCCCGTATCGCCGGTAGTCCCTGTAATCGAGTCCGTGTCATTAGCCAGTGCGTTGGCTAACTCATAAGTAGCGTATTTGATGTCGTTTGGAATTAAGGAGCAAACAAGCTCAACACGGTCAACGTGATAGTTGTTGCGAGGCCAGCTCAGCGCTTGGTTGTCATCACAACGATCACCGTAAAAGTTCAGCGTATCGATCCAGCGCGTTGCAGAGATCAGCGCTCGATTCTTCGCGTCATCAGTTTTGTTGTCCCACTGCGTGCTGTCTGGAACGGTTTCAAAATATGCGTCGGCTTCTGCCAGCGTCACAAAGCTGTTGGCTGTCTCGCTCTTCAGT